CGCCCGCACTGCCTTCGCAATTTCGATAATCTGCGGCGCGCCAATCTCGACAAAACCGGTTAGCGTCTTGAAGTTGCAGCGGTATTCCGGATCGAGAACAGCAGACAGTCCAGTGCCTGCAATCAGTGCCTGGCTATCACGAGTCGTTTCGATCTTTAGGCCTTCAACGACAACGCCAGAGGCCTCTCGCTTAAAGCGCTCGTCCGCAATTATCTGCGCCGCTGTGGGCTCCCATCCTCGCGACGGTTCGTATTTGGCCAAAAAGGCAATGTAACGCGCGTCGTCCGCATCCACTTGCCCCTGGTTCGGCCAAACTTCGGGGTCTTGTTCGCAACCAAATACGCAAACAATTTCAGAGAGGCTGCTGTCTTTGAACTGTACAAAAAGGGTTTCCATGTCCGGCCTCTCTTAAAAGGTGTAACCGCTCGCCAGCACTTGAAATTGTGCTGTCGCCGACGAGGACGTCGCGATGTAGTAAAGGGTTTGAGGAACAATCAGAGGCATGTCTGAAAAGGGCGCCTGCCCACTACTACCCGCACTCAAATAGGCGTTGTAATACTTGCCGCCAATGCCGTCGATCGTTCCCGCAACATCCATTGCAACGCCCCCGGTTGCTGCTGGCGAAGCGATAAGCTGACCCGAAAGGGTTTTGGCATTCATCGGCACATACCCAGCAATAGACAACGCAGTAAGCGTGCCTTTCTGGGTCGTATCATTCAGCAACGGCCCCCAAGAAGTATGGATACGCCGCCCTTCCTGATAGCCAACCACTAGCTTGCCTGCGCTGACTCGCCACACACTGACCAATGCGGAAGCCGTGTAACCGGCTGGCATGTTTTGCCCGTCATACACCTCATTGGCTTTTGCTGTGGTTGCGTTACGCCCGAGCAGGCCGGTGGTTTTGCTGGTTGGGTTGAAAATTTCGTAGATCGCCAAAAATCCGTTCGTTGGCGCCGCGCCGGTATCCATCCCGCCTACGCCGACATTCGCAAGATTGATCGAGTCATTAACATTTTTGAGCAGATAGGATCCGGTGGAGTCTTCGACAACCAACTGATCCGCTGTAAACGTCGCGACTGTAGCGGCTGCGGTTATGGTTATTGCCGCATTTCGAGAATCGCCAACCACTGGGCCGTTGCGACGCAGCTTTTGTACTTCCTGCGACAACACCGCAACATCCACATTCCCCTGGTTAACCGGTGTGTTCCAGGCCTTGATGCACCACATCACCGCCAAGTTGCGCGGGCGAGCTTCGGCGCCACCTGATGATTTGGTATTCACGTTGTCCAGTGAGCTGTATTGCTGAACATACGTCCGCCTGACTGAGCCTGCCGCGAATTCGTCGACGATTTCCTCATACATCGTCCCGTGGGTATGTGCCTTGTTGTCATCCGCCTGCCAGCTACCAATTGCTCGCCCCGCATCGACGCCGCGCCCATGATCCCAGCCACGCAGGAACTCGCCTCGCGAATCCGGCAGGCGGAAGTTACCGGCCCCCTCATCGCCTTTGTTGAAGGTCGTGCCCAGGTACGCCGCCAGATCCGGATAGGTGGCGATGCTCTTCACGCTGCCGTCCAGCTCCAGATAACCCGGTGGGACGATGCCCTTCGGTACCGGCAGCATCGCGCCCACAGGCATCCCCGACGCGGTTTTAATCAGCGCTTCTACTTCGGCCTTGGTGTAGTTGTCGGCAACCTTGAAGGACTTGAGCGCCACAATCACCACGTCTTCATCCATGTTGCATGCCGTGGTCAACGTGACTTTCGAGCCGTCCGCTGCTGAGACGTAATCGAAGATTTCACGACCATTGCGGAACACGATGATGCTGCCCGGGACGTGCGGCGCGGCGAAGTCCTTCTGCGCCAAAGCGGCCTTGAAGGCAAAGCGTTCAAAGGCCTTGCCGCTACCCACGCCACCGCCCAACTGGAAGCTGGCGCCGTCGTAGTTGAGGTCGTACAGGGATCCGGCCTTGATGTCGCCAGCGTCCAGCTCGATCAGCCCAGTATCGCCGCCCCGCTTTACCGCCTTGACGCCGAGGCCTGCGATATTGACGGTCACCGGGCCGGTGTTGGTGGCAACGGCCACAAACTGGAAGCGCTGGAACTTGGCCAGGGCTGGTAATTTCGACTCCGGCGCGTCCAGCTTCAGCAGCAAAGCATTGGCCGCACTGCCAGCGGAATGCACAAGCCCCATCAGCGGCCCGGCATCCTTCGCAACGTCGGCGCGCAACAGGTATTGAGGGTGAGCGTTCGCCGCGCCCTCGTGCGCACTCAGCGCTGCCAGGGCGGCATCAACATTGGAGTCGATGACGAGGTTGATGCTGCCTGCAGGCACCTGCGCGAAGCCAAGATCGGCCATCAGCACATAGGCCACGCCATCGGTCTTGTAAGAGGCTACGGTGCCGTTGGCGAGCGACCAGATGAATACCAGCGTATCGCCAGACCAGAAACCGATCTCGCCAATACCGACTTCGCCCACGTCTTCGTCCCAGGCCGCGCTGATACGCAGCTGGTAGAGCGTTGGGCGACTGCCGCCAGCAAACGGAACGCGACTGCCTACAGGATCGGCCAGCGTCAGCTCATTGCCGGTCGGGTTGTAGTGCGCGCGACCGAACGAGACGGCATCAAGAATGAGCTCAATCCCAGTGTTGGCGGCGTTGAACGCCGCAGCCTGACCGGCAAGGGTCAGGGTGGGATTTAGAATTAAAGGATCTGCCATAAAGCCCCCGGCGGTTATTTATGGCGAAGCGTAAGGCTGAAAATCGGCCTTATTTTTTGAAGGTTTGCATGTCCAAACGCTCGCCGGAGCTGAACAGCAGGTTCGTCCCCCGCACTTTGATACCTGGGCCGACAGTCATGTACGTCTCAATGCGGCGCTGGTGGTACAGCGCGGTGCCGGTGATTCGCCCAATGTTGACCCCGTAGGCAATGCAGGCAATGGGGATCTTGAGACTTGCGCGGCGAGCGGCGCGAAGATCCAGCACAAACCGCGCGGCCACAGCGGTGCGTGCGGCGGCCAGGATCCGCTGGGGGACGATTTCCGTCTCGATGTCGACGCGCAAGCGGCTGGTGAGGAAGTAGTCGGTCAGTTCAAGGCCTGCTACTTCAATCTCATGCTCTGTCATCAGGTCTACCGGGTAGACGCCATCTTTCTCGGGCTTCAGGCACCACATCTGATCAATCGTGAAGACGTCGCCGAACAGCGCACGCAGATAGAACTTCAGGAAATGCGTGCCGCGCTGTGGGTTGAGGTAGCGCCAGGCCTTGAAGAGCATGCGCGTCTTGTCGCTGGTGGTGTCGTTGAGCAGCGCCAGCCCGTCGTTGTTGAGTCCTCGGCTGATAAAGGCGTCTGGCCCAAGGTGCGGCATCCCGAGCGTGTTGGCGTCGATCACCTCGCCCGCAAGGTTCTTCCGGTAGAGGCTGACGAACAACGCCTTGAACTCGGATTCAATCGCGTCATATTCGGCGCTGCGCAATAGTGGCTTAAGTTCCATCAGCTGGCGGTCTCCGTCACAACTTCCAGGCTGTCTTCAGTCACGTACCGGAAGTGCTCCGGCAAGTCCGCGGTGTCGTCGCCAATCATGTCCACCGAGATATCAGCAACGCGCTGTGTCAGCGCCGGGACGTTCTGGCGCAGCAGGTCGTAGATGTCCTTTTTCAGCATCTTGGCTTCGCCACGCTTGGCCCAATCGGATTCGCGACCGTAGTTATCCAGAATCAACGCGCGAACCGCCTGCATCGTCGCTGCAGAGTCGTAGGTAGAGGGGACATACAGCGTGAGCTTGAGGGGTACAGGCTTTTCAATCGCCTCCACGAACTGGATGCGGTAGCTGTTATCAGCGGTGGTGATGATCAGGCGAATCTCGCTTTGCAGCGCGGCCTGGGTAACGCCGTTCTTCAACACCGACACGAACAGCTTGTTCATGTTGTCGACGCTTGCAGGGCGCACCGATTCCTCTTTCAGCTCGTTCCACACGTTGAGGAACGTGACCGCGCCCAGCTTGCGACGTACCAGAAAGTCGAAGTTGGCGCGGTATACGGCGTTCTCACTGTAGATCCCCGGAAACGAGCAGATTTCGCGCATGGTGGTGATGTTCATGGGCGCCTCGCCCGCCTGACTCACCTCAGACAGCACCATCGTCGCTTTCTCGGTGGCGTCGGTGTATTCGAAGTAGAACGCCATGCCGACGGTCGGGCTGATTTCGCCCTCGGTATCGTAGATGGAGATACTGAGCTTGGTTCCGGTGGCAGGCTGCATCCCGGCCAGCCCATTGACGCCGAACAGCAGACTGATGACCTGATTTTCATCGGTCTGGATGTGATAGACCTGATCGCCGTCCAGCACGTTGCAGAACTCGGGAGCATGCTCCCAACCCGTCACCGACACCTCTGCGATATAGCCAAGCGCAGGCTCCGCCAGCTCGACGGGATAGAACGGCTGGTTTTGCGTAACGGTGTGGGTCATCGTGCGCAGCTCCACCTGGCGCGCCACAATGCTACCGGTGGCGCCAGCAGCGACCTGAGCGCCGGTCGTCACGCTCCACATGCGCCCGTTCTGGTCGCGCAGAACACGCCCGCCGAGGATCTTCAACAGCTTCGTGCCGCCGTTGGTGACGTTGATGACTGCGATGCACGGCCTGCCGAATGGCAGCACCCCTTTCACTGACGCATCCGCCAGCACCGTCACGTCGCGCGCCTTCAGATACGACTCACCGGTTGTCACCTCCACCTGCATGGACACCTCGGCGAGCATGGCCGCTATTGACGCCAGCCCTTGGGTGATCAGCGGGTCGCCGATCTGGAATCGCTTGGCCAGTGTCGGGTAGTTGGTGATTTCGTCTACAGCGGCCTGCAGGAGCTGGTCTTTAGTAATTGCCACGGGATACCTCTGACAAGTCGGTAAGGCTCAACATCTGCCCGGCCACTTCGATATGAACATTTTTGACTTCGATGCCCTCAGACGTGGCATAGAGGTTGATCGTCCCTGCCGGGAACGCGCCCAGCACCGGGATATCTTTGAGCAGCTTGGCCAGGAACCAATCAGCCAATGGGGAGTTGAGCGGCTTCTGCAGCATTTCCTCGACGGGGTTGCCGTAGGTGCTGCCGTAGTAGGCGTTCGGCTTGGTCGCCCACCAGTGCGCGATCATGCGAAAAATCAGGTCAGTGTTTAATGTTTCGGCCATGACGGACGCGCTCAGAATGCTTTGCGGCATCTTGGCAAAGAAAACCGCCACCCTTCGGCAGCGGTTTGCACGCTACAGCTACATGCCAATGCCGCCCGACGCAGCGTGAGCAATGCCCCTGTCCGGCACG